AGCTTTGTAAAGCTTGGATTGACACTTTTTTATAAAAAGGTGTCAGTCCGGACAGTTATATCAAGTAGTTTGCTGTCCGGATTCGGCTTTTGTTGCCTCAGGTTTCACCCTATTTAAGAGCGACGATGCTCTTGGTCGTTGCGTCTGTGACGCTTGTATGGCTGTATAAGCCATTTTTAAGCATTTTTAATGCTTTGGTAGCGAGACTCTCGTAAACTCGCGTCTCGCGCTCTGGGAATGATGCGCCACCTACGGTGGCTTATTTTTTTGGCATAGTGGCTGACTTGGGCTTTAACGCTATGCTAAACGCCTTGGTCAGCCTGATATGCCTGGTTGTTTTGCGCCCCGTATGGGGGGCGCATTAGGGGCGCGCTATGGCTGCGCGCTTTAGTTTTTGAAGGGTGCGCTACTCGCGCGTTAACGGATGCTCCTGGCATCCTAGTCTTGGGCCATCCATGGCCCGCTTAGTGTACAAGGAGGGGAATTTAAAAAGGGACCGGTTAAGGTCCCTTAGTATCCAGCCTCTAGGGTTGGGGTTCCCCAGGGGGAGTCTCTGGATTTGTTACCACAACTTCTATTGGTTGTGTTTTTTCTGGGGCTTTTGCAAGACCCCAGTCTATGAGTTGTTGTTGATTATCGCCATTATGGATGAAATCCATGAATTTGGCGGGATTGTTATCGAATTGTTTGCGTATTTCTGATGGTACGCTTGAGAATGAATCCTTAGCTTTAAGGATCATGTTCATTGTTTCTTGGAAGTCATTGTTTGGATTATCGTCATATGTGAATTGCTGCAATGCAGCAGTTTTAGCGATTAAATCCATACCATGACGTTTGACGATATTGTTTATATTTACTTCGTCTTTGTGTGATTGTTCGACTCGAATTTCCTCGTCTTCTGGAATTGTGAGTTGTACACGTTTGCGAATTACTTCGCCTGTTGAGTTTGTTTTATAAAATGACATTTTATTGACCTATTGGTGTGAAGGGTGTGGACATACCCTTATTTAATAATGTTCCTATTCGTTGTTTTGCATCGTATGCTGATGAACCTATAGCGTTACCTACTGCTTTAGTTTTTTGTTGTAGATCGTAAGCTGATGAGCCTAGCCATTGGCCTACTTTTTCTGATACTCCTTTTAAGTCGTTAATTGTTGAGTCTGCCTGACTAGCTATGTTAGAAACAGGCTTACCTATTTTGATGTTTTGTGCAACATTTTTAGTGTCGACTGCTGTTTTCTGTACGTTTGCAACTTGTTGTGCAATATTTAATGCACTGCTTACTTGTTCTGCTCCTGATGGTTTTTTCTGCATCGTTGCGCCTGCTGCGTTGGCTTTTGCTGTTGCTCCCTGTGAACCTGCTGCTGCTGCTCCTGCGGGTGAAGATGCATCGAATTTACCGGCTAGTATCGGATTTATGCCTGATGCTTTTAGGTCTGCCATCCTGCGTGATACTGCTGAATTTGACATTCTTTCCTGAAATCCTAGCTGTCTTTTTATTTCTTCAGATTGGAATGCCCTGTTTTTTTCTGCCTCCGTCATGGAGAAGTCGCGTGCTTTTCCTGCTTCTTCTGCTTCGAATATATTACGAGCCGAGGCGATTTCCTTATTCGCCTGGTTCATGTCTTCGACTTGTGTTACGCCTGAAAAGTCATTCCATACGTCTTGTATTGGGCCGAAGGGTTCTGATATTGGGTTCCAACCTCCTATATCTAATGATGCCATTATTTTCTCCTAGAAGTGGTCAATCATGCCTGGTACACCAAAGGTTGGCATAGGACGAGCACATTTGAGGTTAATGTAAGTATCTACAATGAAGTGTGGTTCTGTACTTACCTGGATACACCTGTCAAGAGGTGGATTTTCTTCGATAAATGTTTGACCTAACGTCGGGAGAGTTGAAAAGTCTTGTGATAAGTGCCAAGGATCTAAAGAACTTGCTGCATCTGACTGAAATATTCCTGATATTTGAGATGGTTTATATCGGTATTCTGCATATCGTTCCTGATAGCCGAACACTAAGTCATCGTTCGCTGAGCCGTCACAGTATATTTCCTTATTAAGTATTTCCTGTTCGCCAAGGTGTGCAAGAGAAGGCCAGTATATGTCGTATCGGGTTGACTTTGATAGTTCACGTCGTAGACCTTTTTGATATGTTAAATCGGCTCTAACAGACATCATGCCCATTACAATACCGTGTTCTACAAATGATTTTGTGAAACCATGACCTGAGACTGATGCTGTTCCGATAGCTGCGAGATCGCCTACACCTGTTGCAGAGCCGTCTGTTGTACCTGCCTGTTGTGTTATGGGAGAGACATTAACAGGAGAAGAACCGCCACCGAGATATTCAGGGCGATAACTAACATCGTAGAAATTAACACCAAAGTGATTTCGAACCAGTTCACTATATCGTGTACCTCCTCTTGCATCGCGTTCTAATAATTTTTGTACCTGAAACGCTTCACGTAAGTCGTTTATTGTTGCGGCTGTTACTGTAGTTAGATCTGCTTCTAGTGTTCCGTTAGGATCATAGTATAGGTTATTAACAAATCCGTCTTCCATTAAGTTACCAGTTGCACCTACACCAATTCCTGTTGATGCTGCTGGTTGAGTATCGTTTGTATAAAATAATTTGCCCTGGTTACCAACTCCTGTTTTTGCTACTACTGTTGCATCGCCTTGCATTGGTAACTGTACTGCATCACCTTTTTGTGGCCATGGTAATGCAGATGTAAAGTAATCGTGTCTTTTACCACGTCTAACTAACCACATTTCGTCTGTAAATAAACTGTCTGGTCCATCATCGCTAGGTGTATTTAAAGAATCGATTAAGTTTTGGTCTCTGAACCATTCATTATATATTTTAGAATAGGCTCTAAATGGTAATACGTTAATATCGACAACGTCTGGTGCTATTCCATCTGGTACACCAAGATAATTCATTAACGCCTGTCTTTGACCTATATTAGTCGATAAGTCAGCATCGGCATTTGAAGCTACTGTTGTAGTTGTATCTATTATAGGAATCTGATAATCGATAGAATCGCCTGGATCAATTTGTTCACCAAAGAATTTTTTACTGTTATCCCATATTAGTCGGTATGGCACGAAGAAAAAGTGCGTATCTATAAACATGTTATCCATGATTGGGAATAGTGGAGTTGCTAGTCGTGCAAATGCTGTTGTGTTTAAGTTAAACGTGTCTCCGGGAAGTACATCATCCCAATAGAAGGGTACAAGCCAGCCTGCATCCATTGTGAATTTATGACCATGTGATCTATCGAATTGTGAGCGAGGTGCCTGTATTGAAGGTGCCTGGCTAAAGTTGTGTGTCATTACTGATTGCATTTGTTTTCCTCTAAGAAGTGAGCCGGGGAATAACCCCCGGCCTTATAAGTTAGATACCGCTTTGTTTTTTTAATGCTTCGTGTTTTGCTAGGTCGTCTAGCTGTTGTTGTTCTGAAATTGAGGTGACGTTATTTGTTTTGATCTCGAATCCTGAACGTAGTTTTTTAGGGTTTTTATCGGCAGTTATTGAGCCGGAATTATCGTCGAATCCACCGATATGGTAAAGGGTGAAGTCGTCTTTGTGTGGTTGATCTTGTACAGATTGAGAGAACGATCTTATAGCTGATGCGTCATTAATATCTGAGAAGGGTTTGTTGAATACTTCTGCGACGTTATCGTAGATTGAATATAAATTTAAGAACATTATAGACTCCTTTTGAGTTGATTAAATTGGGCCTTCTTTACTGTTTCACGTGCTGATAGAGCGGGACCCTTATTCTCTATTTGCATGATTTCTTGTGATAGTGCTCTGCCTGCTTTTATATCGTCGTACATATCTGGATCTATGTTTTGTAGGTAGCTATCATAATATCTTGGTGGTTGCATTCGCATTCCCCTGATTGTTGTGAAGTCTTTGGGGTATACGTCAGTGGTATATGTAGAAATCCAATTATGACCAATGCCAGGGCGACGAGACATAGTGGAATATTCCGGCAAGACTTCGTTAACTTCTCCAGTAATATAATTAATACGCTCATAGTGTTTTAAGCCTGTTTCTTTGTCTTGCTGGTCTTTTAGTCGGCCGTTTAGTTTTTTCATGCAATACCTGGCTACATAGCCTGCTGATTCGAACGATACAGTTCCTATTGTTACGTATCCTTTTTTCCATATTTTTTCGAGAGTCGGGCTTGTGTATATAGGCTCGCCGCTAGGAGAGTCGAATAGATAGACCCAATCGTTGAAGTTGAACCCGAAGATAATAGCATGGTAGTGAGGTCTGTTTGTGTTATCTCCATACTCTCCGCAATGATAGTATCTAAGTTTTTTGTTATTAGCATGTTTTCTTAGTCTCTTTATGAATTTCTGAAAATCCGATTTAATAAGTGAGCCATCTGGCGGGATATTTTCTTCATTATATGTGAGTGTAATAAAGATGTTATCTTCGTGAGTACTTGCTTCGTGTACGATTCGCATTGCCCATTGTCGGGATCGTTCAAGTCTGCATCCAATACATTGTCCACATGGTAGTTTAAGTGGGTCTCCGTAGTTTTTTTCATCGAAGCGTATTTGGCCTTGGCTATCTCGATAGGCCGTTAGGGGATGAAAGCACGCCATTCATTTATAGACGTGTTCCGCCACGCATTGGGCGGGGTTTGGTGTTCATTTTGTTAACAC